TAGCCGGTAATGGTTTAAATCCAGTTGTTTCTGTATGGGATAATTTAAACGCAGTTTGGATTCCAAAGACATTAAGTTTTGCAACTACAGATGCAGCCGCAACAGCCGCTCTTGATTCAACTGGTGGTAAAGCGATTCCCGCAGGAACTATTTACGCTCAGTATGCATCAAATGGTCTAAATCGCGGTCCAGTATATTATTGGGAACGTATTGCAACAGGTGCAACTATTGTCACTGGTACAAACACTGCACCTGCATTCAACGCTGGTCCTTATACATTCAATGTACAAGTATCATTGCCAGGAAGTTCAACATACAGTACACCTTATACTGTATCTCTTGCTGATACTAGCGATGCAACAGATTTCGTAACTGCATGGTCAGGTGCTGGTATTCCTTATACAACTGCAACAGTTGCATCAACCGGTGCTCTTGTTTTAACTCACACAGCCGGCGGTGTAATCATCGTTGACGATTTTGATGGTACTACAGGTCTTTCTAGCGGTTTAATGGCTGAAGCAGGATTTGTGATCGGTTCAACATCCGGTACTAAAGAAGGTCCATTCACTAGTGAGAATTCTTTCACAGTTACACAATCTAGCACAACAGGAGTTGGTATTGATTTAGAAGTTCTTATTACAAACGTTTCTCAGAACTATAGTATCTCAACTGCAACATTCGTAGATGCTGGATCAGGCTACGTAGTCGGTGACGAAATCACATTTGACGGTGCTGATTTGGGCGGCGTTAGTGGTACTAACGATTTAGTAGCAATTGTTGGTTCTGTTAGTGCTGGTGCTGTCACATCATTGACATTCGTTTCAGGTACAGGCGCTCCAAACTATACTGCACAGTTATCAAACTGGGTAGAGTTTGAAATGACTGCTAACGAAGGTGCAATCGTAGCATCTCCTGCTGATGGTACTAACTGGTTCTATTCAGTAGTTGATGAAGTTGATATCATGGTTAAGGCATCAAGTGGTTGGGTTGGTTATAAGAATATTAACTATGACTCAAATGGTTTCCCAAGCCCAACTGGAACTAACGCAACTGATCCTAATGGTCCACTAGTAAGCGCAAGCGAGCCAACACTACAGTCAGATGGTACATCACTTGTATATGGTGATATTTGGATCGATACAAGCGATCTTGAAAATTATCCATTAATCAATCGTTGGCAGTTAGTTAACGGTGTTGCTCAGTGGGTTCGTATTGATAATTCAAACGGAACTGACGCAAACGGTATCATCTTCCAAGATGCACGTTGGGCACCAAACGGTACAACTAATCCAGCAGATGATCCGATTCCAACAATCCAGTCATTGTTGACTAGTAACTATCTTGATTTAGATGCACCAAGTGCTTCTCTATACCCAACTGGTATGTTGTTGTTTAACACACGCCGTTCAGGTTATAACGTTAAGCAGTACATTGTAAACTACTTCAATAGCAATAGTTTCCCAGACGAAACTCTTCCTAATCAGAAGGATGCATGGGTATCTAGATCAGGTCTACAATCAAATGGCGCACCTTACATGGGTCGCAAAGCACAACGTGCTATGGTTGTTCAAGCATTGCGTGTAGCAATTGATACAAACACATCAATTCGTGACGAAGACAATGCGTTTAACATGATGGCTACGCCAAACTATCCAGAACTACAACCTAACATGATTGTATTGAATGCGGATCGTGGTGAAACAGGATTCATCATTGGTGATACACCAATGAGACTTCCAGATGATGCTACTGCAATTCAAGCATGGGCAACTAATGCCGCAGGCGCAACATCAACAGGTGAAGATGGTCTAGTATCACGTAGTACTTACATGGGTCTATTCTATCCATCAGGTATCACATCTGACTTGAATGGTAACTTAGTTGCTGTTCCTGCATCACACATGATGATTCGTACATTCTTGCGTAATGATACTGTTGCTTATCCTTGGTTAGCACCAGCAGGTACTCGTCGTGGTATTATTGACAACGCAACTAACATTGGTTATGTTGATCCAATAACAGGTGAATTCATTACTATTAAGACACGTATTGGTATCCGTGATGTATTGTATACAAATCAGATTAACCCAATGGTATTCTTCACAGGTAACGGATTACTTAACTACGGTAACAAGTCAAGTTTCAACTCACAGTCTGCACTTGATCGTATTAACGTAGCACGTTTGATTGCTTACATTCGTAGACAATTGACAATTGCCGCTAGACCATTCGTATTCGAACCTAACGATGCATATACAAGACAGCAGATTCAGGGTGTTGTACAAACACTTCTTGTTGATTTGGTAGCAAAGCGTGGTGTATATGACTATCTAGTAGTGTGTGATGAATCTAACAACACACCTGCAAGAATTGACAGAAATGAACTTTGGATTGACGTTGCAATCGAGCCTGTTAAGGCAGTCGAATTCATCTATATCCCAGTTCGTGTCTTCAACACTGGTGAATTATCATCGCTATAAAGAAATGAGATGGGTGCCTCTTAGTGAGGCACTCATTTCAAAAGATAAATATATCTAACAGGAGAATATAAAAATGGCAACAGCCTCACAATCATTGTTCAACATGACCGTAGCGTCTGATAATGCTGGTGGCAACCAAGGTCTTTTGATGCCCAAACTTCAATTCCGATTCAGAGTTAACTTTTTGAACTTTGGTGTTGATGCTACAGGTGGCCTACAGTTGACCAAGCAAGTTATCGATTGCGCTAGACCGCAAGTACAGTTTGACGAAGTTACACTTAACGTGTACAACTCAACTATGTACGTTGCAGGTAAGCCAAAATGGCAACCACTTTCAGTCAACATTCGTGACGATGCCTCAGGTAGCGTTTCGAGAGCAGTTGGTCAGCAACTACAGAAGCAGTTCGATTTCGTTGAACAAGCATCTGCGGCAACTGGTCAAGACTATAAGTTCCAAACTAACATCGAAATTCTTGATGGTGGTAACGGTGCTCTTGCACCAACAGTACTTGAAACTTGGGAACTCTATGGTTGCTTCTTACAGCAAGCAAACTATCAGACACTCAACTATGGTACAAGTGATCAAGTAACAATCGCATTGACAATTCGTTATGACAACGCAATTCAATCACCACTCGCTTCTGGCTGCCGGAGCATTCTTCGGCAGCGACTACCTTAGAGATTATACTCACGCTTCTAAAACCTTTAGGACTAATTCTTATCAGAATGCTCCTAAATTCAAATTCCTTTTCCACGTTTACTTTGAAATCGATAGAGATGCATTTTTGGGTTTTAACGGCGGCAGAACCGGCACCAATGTAAGTTTTGATACTAATTTTGGTATTTTAGTTAAAGACGTAAAACTTCCGTCTTATAGTATGAACACTGTTCAACTTAATCAGTATAATCGTAAAAGAATTATTCAAACAAAGATTAAGTATGATCCAGTAGACATTACTTTCCATGATGACAATGGTGACACTGTTAATGGTCTTTGGGAAGCATATTATCAATATTACTATAACGATAGTAAAAAGCCCGGTGTAGTGTTTGCCGGTAAAAGAGGAGGCGGTCAAGCGCCTACTGGCACTGGTGTTAATGATTACAATACTAGAAATACATATCAACCCTCAATCACCGGAGATGATGATTGGGGCTTCAACAGTGTTTCTGCTACTGATAGTGAAGTTAAACTTCCTTTCTTTAAGAATATTACTATATTTGGTTTTAATCAACACAACTTTACTGCTTACACATTAGTAAATCCTATTATTACTTCATTTTCGCATGACACATACAATTACAATGAAGGTAATGGTATCATGCAAAACAGAATGTCATTAGATTATGAAACAGTAGTATATAACTATGGTGCATTAGATGGTAGAGCACCGGGCGATATTGTCACTGGATTTGGTGATGTTGCAACATATGACAGAACAGAAAGCCCAATTGCTAAATTAGGCTCAAACGGTACTATCCTTGGTCAAGGTGGTTTGATTGACGCAGCCGGTGGTACGTTAGATGCTCTTGGTAAGGGAGATATTCTCGGTGCAATTAAAACTGCTGGCACTGCATACAATACATTTAAGAATACTAATCTTAAAACTGTGTTAGCAACTGAATTAACTACTGGATTACGTAATGCAACTTCAGGTACACCTAATGTAACACGTAATCAATTGTTTGACTTCCCTGCTATTGGCGCACTACCAAGTTTAATCAATACTGCGAATGCTCCTGTAACGGCTGGCAGAACTGGCCCTGCCCCTATTACACAAGAACCAGTAGCCGGTTCTCAATTTAATGGGGAAGACTTAACTACTGTACCAAGACCTAGAATCGGTGGACGCGGCGGATAAATCG